AAAGAATTCAAATACAGACATGGACTTTACATGGACTGAACAGGATGACACCACACTATCCTTTAACGCACAGACTGGTACTACTTACACATTGGTAGCGGCTGACTTAGGCAAGCTAGTAACTACATCAAATGCATCAGCCGTAACGGTGACTATTCCCCCGTCAGTATTTGCTGCCGGTAATCAAATTAATGTGCAATCAATCGGCGTTGGTTTAACTTCATTTGTAGCTGGTGCTGGTGTAACTATTACATCAACAGGTGCAAGCGCAGCTGCGCCAATTCTTAGAGCGCGTTACTCAGCCTGCACAATTATCTGTACGGCAAGCAATGTATTTACAGTCGTGGGCGATCTGAGCTAATGTCTCCAATTTTAGGTATTCTTGCCTCAAGCGTAAAAGCTAAAATTGCTGCTACGGGTGGCACAATTTATGATTCAGGCGGCTATCGGTACCACAAATTTACAGCCAACGGAGATTTGACTGTAACTCTTGGTGGAAGCAATGTTGAAGTATTAGTTGTTGCTGGTGGTGCTGGCGGTGGTGGTTCTACAAGTGGTCTTTATGGCGGTTCTGGTGGTGCTGGTGGAGTTTCTTATCTTTCAGGAGCAACAGTCTCGGCTACTACTTACAACATAGTTGTTGGCGGCGGCGGCGCTGGTTCAACAGGTACAGGCAATTCAGGTTCAAATTCAAGTTGGAACGGCTCAGTAATTTCTAATGGCGGCGGTGGCGGTGGTCCAGCCGGTTCTGCTGGAGCAAATGGCGGTTCTGGCGGCGGTGGAGCTAATTATTCTGGCACATCAGTAGGAACTGCAACACAAGGAAATACTGGTGGCGCGACTGGCTATGGTAACAATGGTGGCTACGGAACATCTGGCACTGGTAATAACTCGACAGGCGGCGCTGGCGGTTCAGGCGCTGCTGGAACAAACGGTGTTCAAAATGTATCAGGTGGTAACGGTGGTTCAGGTCTTAATACTTGGAGCACTTGGGCAACGGCTACTTCCTCAGGCGTAAGTGGTCGTTATGCCGGCGGTGGAGCTGGATTTTTACAGAATGGTTCAGCAATTGGAACTTCTAATGCAGGGGCTGGTGTTCCTGCAGCTACTAATGGCGGGGCTGCTACCGCTAATACAGGTTCAGGCGGTGGCGGTGTATTCCATACTGTTGCAGGAAACGATACAGGTGGCTCTGGTGGTTCCGGAATAGTAATTGTGAGGTATCCATACTGATGAGTCACTGGGCAGAACTAGACGACAACAATAAAGTTATTCGAGTTACTGTTGGCGATAACAATGATCCAGCAGGAGATGAAGGCTATCAATGGCTTATTGATAATCTTGGTGGAACTTGGATTAAAACTTCCTACAATGGAAACATTCGCTATAACTACGCAGGCATCGGCTATACATACGATCCAGTTGATGATGCATTTATAGCGCCCATGCCTCAGTGTGGACATGATGAATTGACACTCAATGCTATAAAGCAGTGGGAGTGTAGTAATGCTCAACATTTAGAAGGACAAGTTGGAGATAAAAAATGACATACCCAAATGGCACAGCTGCACAAGCCATCGACATAGCCAAAGCCGAAATCGGCTATGTGGAAGTGCCGGACAATAAAACAAAATACGGCGCATTTACAAAGGCTGATGGCCTTCCCTGGTGTGGAAGTTTCTGCAACTGGGTGCTGGCACAGGCAACCGTAAAGGTTCACTCAGTGGTAAGCACAGCTGTAGGCGCACACAAGTTTAAAGAAATCGGCCGCTGGCATGAGACACCAGTACCAGGAGACTTAGCATTTATGGACTTCCCGCACGATGGTGTGGATCGTATTAGCCATATCGGCATCGTGGTGAGCGTTGATGGTAAAACTATTACCACCATCGAGGGCAATACTTCAGGCACAGGAGACCAACGCAACGGCGGCATGGTCATGGCAAAGCAGCGCACTATCGGTAGAGAGGTGGTCGGCTTCGGTCGGCCAAAGTATGTACCGTATAAGGGCGAGATGCCAACCGTTGAACTAAAGCCTGAAGGCAAGAAAACACTCATCAAGAAAAAGGATAAAAAATGAATCAACTAAAACCTATGGCAGCATCCTGGGCACGATCATTCTTTGCAGCTTCAATTGCGGTGTACATGGCTGGAGTAACTGAGCCAAAGGCAATCGCAACAGCTGGCCTTGCAGCAGTTTTGCCAGTTATTTTGCGCTGGCTTAATCCCAACGATGCAAGTTTTGGTGTCAAGGGGAAGTGACCCAAAAGCCGCTGCGGTTAGCCTTATTGATATTACTATCGATCGGGTTAACCGCGTGCGAGCGCTACCAGGGATGGACACGATATGACTGCCAACTCTATGAAAATTGGAAAGCGCCTGAGTGCAATACACCGCAGTGCGAAGTTCAGGGAATCTGTACTAAGGACATACTTGGAGAGAGTATCTATGACAAGGCCGCGCCGTAGGCTAACAAATGAGCAGCTAAAGGCTCGCTTGATCGTGTTTATCGGGGTATGCCTGGCGATGGTATTTGCTATTTCAGTGCTGGGGATGCTGTACGCGTTGATATTCGTCACCCAGCCAATAGGGGCACAAGCGCCCAACGATAAAGCCTTTATCGATATTCTTACTACCCTGACCGTATTTCTAACCGGCGCACTTGGATCAGTGTTAGCCTCAAATGGGCTAAAGGATAAAAACATACAGAATCCACCCGACACGCCCAAAAACACGCAGGATTCTTGACGATGTCCGACCCATGCCTCACAGTTAAGGCAGGGAGCCAAGCACAGTAGCGCCCTGAACGGGAGCAAATATATGTACGCATTTCAGGAAGTAGCGATGTGGATGCTGTTAGGTGTCCTTACCGGATTCGTAGGCGGTTACAGCATCGGGCTTAAAGAGGGCAAGCGCGAAGGATTTATTCGCGGCAAGATAGCAGCTCGCAAGAATATGGAGCAACGCTAATGGGATTCTTGGACAATTACGAGACAGTCAATCAGAAGGTAAAGCGCCTTCACACCACATACCCAAATAACAAAATACACACATCCATCATCGACTGGAATCCTGAGAAGGGTTACATCCTCATCGAGTGCCGCATCTACCGCCATTACGAGGACAAAGAGCCAGCAGCTATTGACTTCGCTCATGGCATGGTGGGTGCATATAACGCGCAAATGAAGCGGTGGTATGTAGAGGACACAGTATCGAGCGCAATAGGCAGGGCTGCAAGCGTGGTGCTGGGAGTCGATGAGAAGGCTTCAAAGGAGAACATGGAGCAGGTGGAACATATGCCTAAGGCCTTCATCGAGGATGATCCTTGGGCTAAACCTATTTGGGATGAGTCAATCCCTACAGTTAAAACAGCCATCAAAGAAATCGAGTCACAGCTGGGCGGTGAACTTATCGCTGAAGCACCTATTTGCAAGCACGGGCACATGATCCTTAAAGAGGGCGATAAGAATGGCAAGGCTTGGCGTGGACATCTATGCCCTGAAAAAACTAAAGCTAATCAGTGCCCACCAATTTGGTATGTACTCACAGGCACAGGCCAGTGGAAGGAGCGCATCTGATGGGTCACTTGGAGATGTACCGACCTGGCGAATATGCCATTTGCGATAAGTGCGAGAAGCCAAAGCCACTAGCTGACAGTTATTCAGTAATGGTCGATGGCCAGGCAGTTATTTGGCTATGCAAGGAGTGCCGATGAGCTACATCTATAACTTCGAGGCCGGGTCATTTGGCTGGACTAACTGCGATCTATGTGATGACGATGTCATGTGTAATGAATACACACGCGATGATGGGCTAGTTCAGTGGATATGTAAAAAATGCGAGAATCGATTAAATCTATGATTCGCGTGGATATTGATAACCCGACCCAGGTGGCCATTACCGGCGCTGGGATGCGTAGGGCTATAAACTACATCCCACAGTGGGAAGGCGTGACGGTCAAGCGGAATTATCAGCATGATCGAGAGCGGTTAAACTTCCCGGCCTTCGTCATGCAACAAAGCGAAGCAATAGGCGCTGAGGTTGCAGTCGCTAAATACTTCAGAAAACCCATAGACTTGACCAATTTAAATTACAAGTTAACGGCTGATGTGGGCAATAACATCGAGGTCAAATGGACTAAGTGGGTCGATGGCTCACTTATCCTTACAGAGCTTGACCGCAAAGAGGACATCGCGATCCTGGTAACTGGATCGATGCCAAAATACTATGTCTGCGGCTGGATACCTGTATCGGTAGCCCGCAGGCCTTCACATCAACGCAGCGATGGGTCATGGTGGATAGGGCAATCAGACTTACACCCTATGGGTAACTTCTCAAGGAGTATCTATGCAAATTAAATATGAATGCCGGGTCGAAAAGAAGCTGACCACACAGACCATTTGCAAGGTAGCAGACACACTGCCGCCTTATGTCGAAGTAATCCAGTGCAATAGCTGCGGCGTAATGGGCGTGGCAATACTTGATAAGGAGACTGCATATAGTGGCGATATATGAATTTAGATGTGGGGTGTGCGGCCAGGTAAAGCAAATATCAGCCGGTATTAATGACATCTACCCAATACCGAATTGTGATAACTGCACGATCATCATGGATAGGGTGTATCAGGCAACACCCATACACTTTAAAGGCGATGGATGGGGGCATCAATGAGCGAATGGGATTCACTGACTCAATGCCCATGTGGCTACTCACTTACAGCTGCAAAGAAGTGGCTGACAGCTGATGAGATTAGTCATTTGATGGCTAGGCATTATCAATCAAATCATGTGGTTATTGAAAACGGTACAGAATGAGCCCTGTGGATAACCTGTGGATAACACGCCGGAGAGGCGCTCAAAAACCTGTGGATAACTCAGCCTATTTGACTACCGTGCTACGCTCAATCGCTGAAAGCGAGCGGCTGTGGCCGTGTAGCTCGCTAAGGCGTAGTGTGCTTATGGGGATTCTATGCCTATTACTAGGCGCTTCGTTGATAAACATGCAACCCGCACACGCTAATGAGGCAGACCATTACAAGCTATATGCACACTCAAGGATTATTAATTACGATCAATATAGATGCTTCAGTCATATCATCTATAAGGAGAGTAGATGGAGTGTAAAGGCAAAAAATGGCAGTCACTTCGGACTAGGCCAAATGAGAAGCCACCACTATCGTAACCTGGATGGATACAGGCAGATAGATAAAACAATTAAGTACATCAATCATCGTTATGGTTCAATGTGTAAAGCATGGACATTCCATAAGAAGCATGGGTATTATTAATGAGTGCATTAACAGAGAGTGGTAGCACGCATCGATGGCGCAAGATTAGACAGCGCATCATCAATCGTGATCATGGGATATGTCAGATGTGCGGTAATGAAGGTGATTCAGTTGACCACATCCAGCCAAGGACTCAAGGCGGCACTGATGATGATTACAATTTACAATTACTGTGCCGTTCATGCAATTCACACAAAGGGGGTCGAGTTTTTAGTACCGCTAGGACAC